GTTCCCGACTGGTTGGGTGTCGACCACTTCGCCGCCTTCCCACAGGAATGGCCTCGCCGCATCATCTTGGGGTGGTCCCCGTCAGGCATCTGCACGGCTTGTGGGGAAGGACGCCGGCCGGTGGTGGAGAAGGAGTACGTCAAGCGGGACAACGGTAAGCCGAACCGCGTCGCCGGTTACACGGACAACAACTTTGGAGGTCCCTCGCCGCTCATGCGAGACGGGACCGGCAGCATCGAGGCCACCATCACCGGCTACGCCTGTGCCTGCGACGACACCAGCGCCCCCACCCGCCCCGCTGTCGTCCTCGACCCGTTTGGGGGCACCGGCACTGTGGCGATGGTGGCCCGCGCCCTCGGCCGCTACCCGGTCCACATCGACCTGAGCGCCGACTACCTGAAGCTGGCCCGCTGGCGGGTCTACGAGTCCGGCCACGCCAGCAAGGCGCTCGAGCGCACCCACCGCGAACGACAGGGGACGCTGCTGTGACCCGCACCGGCCGCTGCGAAGCGTGCGGCGACACGATCACCGTGGAGACCACCAGAGGCCGGCTCCCCCGCTGGTGCCCAGCGTGCCGCGCCGTCGCCCGCCAGCCCGCCCCCGGGCTCGTCCACGGCCGCCTCGCCGTCGCCTGCTGGTGCGAAGCAACCATCGTCTACGTCCCGAAGGACGACGTCGCCGCCGGCCTCACCGGCGCCTGTACCCGACCCTCCTGCCGTGCGGACGACCGCCGGCACCGATGCCACCTGAGGACGTCGTGAGCTTGCCCGACTACTACGACAACGACGAGCTCGCCGGCCCCACCTACCGGGAGGCCGTGATCGCCAAGGCCCAGTGGCTCGACGCCCTCGCCAGGGACGCCCACATGCCCGTCACGACCCGCGGTGTCGGCCTGGTCGTCGCCAGCTACTACAACCGCCAGAAGGGCCGGGCGTGGCCGTCCACAGCCGAGCTCGGCGAGCGGTGCGACATGTCCCCCCGGCAGGTCATCCGGCACCTCGACGTGCTCGAAGCGGCCGGCTACCTGATCGTCGAACGGACCGCGAACAGGGGCCAGGGGAAGCGTCGATCGGGCTACCGGTTCGAGGTCCCCGCGAGGGTCGCTTTACGGTCCATTGACGGTGGCGGCCGATGACCCGGGAACGGTCACGGGTGACTGTTCAAACCGTCGGCCGAACGGTCATGGATGACCGTGCAACGGTCACCAGTGTCCGTTCATCGGTCATGGGTGTCCGTTCGAACGGTCATGGGTGACCACGGAACCCAGTAGAGAACCCACCAGAGGAGAACCCGACGGATGGAACCCAAGCAACCGCACCCATCCAGCCGTCCTTCACAGGTGATCACCGATGTGCTATCACCGACCCTGATGCCCACCCCCGAACCCGACCCCGACGACACCCACGACGACGAGCCGCCGGCCCCGTACCGGCCACCCCGCCCCGCACCCCCCTACCACCACATCGACGCCTGCCGCGACGCCATCGCCGCCGCCCGCACCCGCAAAACCGGCAGCCGCTGATGCCCCGCCACCACCGCGTCACCATCGACATCGACTGGCCCGACACCACCCCCGTCGCCCTCGAAGCAGTCCCCCCCGAGATCATCGCCAGCTGCGCCGGGCTCGCCGCCCACATGGCCGACCAGGCCCTCACCGCCCTCGGGATCAACGCCGCCATCACCGTCACCCGCACCACCGACACCGACCCCGCCACCCCCGACGGAGCCTGACCGTGGCCACCCGGTACACCGACGCCCAGCGCACCGAGGCCCTCGACCTGTACCTCGAGCACGGCCCCGCCGAAGCCTCCCGCCGCACCGGCATCCCCGCCGCCACGATCCGCTCCTGGGCCAGCCGCCAGAACCTCACCGACACCCGCAACGCAACGGTCGCCGCAGCGGTTGCAGCGCGAAAGCTCTCGTTCGAGGAGCGCCGCACCGCTCTCGCCCACGGTCTCCTCGACGACATCGAGCAGCTCCGCGACGAGCTGTTCAGCGAGTGCGTCGAGCGAAAGGCCGTCACCCTGTCCCACCCCGTCTACGGGGCCCGGGCCGAGGTGATCGACATCGAGCGGACCCGCCCCACGTTCGCCGAGCAGGCCCGGATCATGACCGCCATCGGCATCGCAGTCGACAAGACCCAGCTCCTGTCCGGCGCCGCCACCGAGCGCCACGAGCACGTCCAGGTCGATGCCGTCGACGCCGAGATCGCCCGCCTCGAGGCCGAGCTCGCCGCCAACGACCCCAGCCCCGAGGCCGCCCCCGTTGGACCGGCATGACCGCCTCGCCAAGCTCCAGCGCCTCGCCTACCTGCGGCGCTTCGACTGGTCCCGGCACGGCCGCCCCGACCAGCTCCCACCCCCGGGCGACTGGCTCGTCTGGCTCATCCTCGCCGGCCGAGGCTGGGGCAAGACCCGCACCGGCGCCGAATGGATCAAGCAGCAGGCTCTCGCCCTGCCCGGCTCGAGGTGGGCGGTAGTGGCCCCCACCTACGCTGACGCCCGCGACACCTGCATCGAGGGCGAGTCCGGGCTGCTCGCCGTGCTCCCCGACGACCGGATCGACACGTGGAACCGCAGCCTCGGTGAGCTGGTGCTGGCGAACGGGTCCCGGGTGAAGCTGTTCGCTGCCGAGCAACCCGACCGGCTCCGTGGCCCCCAGCACCACGGAGCCTGGTGCGACGAATTAGCCGCCTGGAGATATCCCGAGGCGTGGGACCAGCTCCAGTTCGGGCTCCGCCTCGGGGACCTGCCCCGCACGGTGGTCACCACCACCCCCCGCCCAACGAAGCTGGTGCGAGGCCTCGCCGACCGTGACGACGTGCACGTCACGAGGGGCGCCACGTTCGACAACGCCGCCAACCTGTCCGCCGCCGCGCTCGCCGAGCTGCGGAACCGGTACGAGGGCACCCGCCTCGGCCGCCAGGAGCTCTACGGCGAGATCCTCGACGACGTCCCCGGTGCCCTGTGGACGCTCGCCACGATCGACGCCGGCCGCGTCCCGACCGCCCCGGTGCACGGGCTCGCCCGGGTCGTCACCGCCATCGACCCGGCCGTCACCTCCGGCGACGACTCCGACCTCACCGGTGTCGTCACCGCCGGCGCCACCGATCACGGCTGGTGCCCGACGTGTGGCCCGCTCGAGCACGGCGTCCGCCACGGGTTCGTGCTCGCCGACGACTCGCTGCGGTCCACCCCCGACGGGTGGTGCCGCACCGCGGTCGCCGCCTACGACCGGTGGGGCGGCGACCGGATCGTCGGCGAGGTCAACAACGGCGGCGACCTGATCGAGACCGTGCTCCGCACCGTCGACCACGCCGTCCCCTACCGCAAGGTCACCGCCACCCGCGGGAAGCGGGTGCGGGCCGAACCGATCGCCGCGCTGTACGAGCAGGGCCGCGTGCACCACGTCGGCCCCCTCACCGACCTCGAGGACCAGCTGTGCAGTTGGACACCTGAAGCACCCGGGTCCCCGGACCGGATGGACGCCCTCGTGTGGGCGCTCACTGACCTACTCGTCGACCCCCCGAAGCAGCGCCGCCGGATCGTGCGGACCGCCGCGTGAAGGAGCCCAGGTGACCGTCGAGACCCGCACCGGAGGCGCCGTCGAGCGCCGCGACCCGAAGGCCGCCACCCAACAGGTCCGCTGGGTCGGTAGCGGGATCGCCCAGGTCCCCACCTGGGACGCCCGCCGCGCCATCGACCAGGGCTGGCGGGCGTCGTGGGTCGTGGCCCGCTGCGTCCAGATCATCGCGAACGACATTGCCACCGCCCCGTTCCTCGCCGGCCGGATCCCCGGGGACCGATCGACCACGAACCCGGGGGCCCGCCTCGCGCAGCTGCTCGGCCCACCCCCGCACGGGCCCGCCCCGAAGGTCACCGCCCGCCGCCTGTGGTGGTTCACCGTCGCGTCCCGCATCGTTACCGGCCGCTGGGCGTGGGAGGTCGAGACCGGTGTCGGGGTGAGGGCCGACGGCCCGATCGACTACTTGTGGCCCCTCGCTGCCCCCGAGGTGCACCCGATCCCGTCCGACGGTGGCGCCTCGTGGTGGCAGGCGTTCAAGGTCGGCCGCCCCGACCGGCCCCGCACCCTCCCCGTCGACGCCGTTATCTACGACTGGTGCCCCAGCCTCGACGACTTCCGTGACCCGTTCTCGCCGCTGCAGGCCGCCCGCCTCGACACGTCGATCTCGGTGATGCTCGGCCGCTACGCCTACAGCTTCCTCCAGAACGGCGCCACCCCCGCGACGGTGGTGGTCGTCGAGGAGTTCCCCGACGAGCAGTCCCGCCGCCGGTACGAGCAGCAGTGGCAGGGCCGCTACGGCGGCGTCGACAACGCCGGCCGCGTCCACATCCACGAGGTCGGCGAAGGCGAGGGCTCCGTCGCGGACGCGATCCACATCGAGACCGTTGGGCTGTCACAGAAGGACGCCCGCATGATCGAAGCGGAGAAGGAGGCGCTCGAGCACGTCGCGATGGCGCTCGGTGTCCCCTGGTCCCGGCTGTCCGCATCGGGCCGCACGTTCGACAACGCCTCCCAGGAGGACCGCACCTACTGGCACGACACGGTCCTCCCCATCGCGACCGATCTGCAGGACGCGATCAACCTGCAGGTCGCCCCCCGCTGCGGCACCGAGGTCGGCTGGTTCGACTTCTCCCACGTCGAGGCGTTGCGCCCCACCCCCATGTTCACGCTCACCGACGCCGTCGCCGGCTACCAGGGCCAGCTGCTCACGCTCGACGAGGCCCGCTCCCCGTTCGGGCTGCCCCCCGTCGACGACGGCGACGAGTTCTACGAGCCCCCCGCCGTCGAAGCCGTCGAGCCCGCCGTCGAGGACTCGGGCGACATGGTCGGCTCTGACGGATCGGACGGCGAGGACAGCGCCGCAACCGACCGTCAGGGCGACGCCGACACCCGCCACCGGGTGTCGAGCGCAGGCGACGGCGGGCGCCGGCCGGCATCACCGGCGCCCGCCCGCCGCCGCACGTTCACCCGCCCCGGCGAGACCGGCGACGCACGCCGGGCCCGCCTGTGGCGCAACACCGACGCCGCCGTCACCACCCTCGAGACCAGGTGGGCGAAGGCGTGGCGCCGCCTGTTCACCCGCCAGGCCGACTCGGTGCAGCGGGCCCTCACCGGCAAGCGCGGCGCGAAGCTCGCGGCCCGGGTCGAGGAGTGGCGAGCCGACCCGGCCCCCGCGGTCGACCCTGCAGCCGTGTTCAACCCGTCGTACTGGCGGGCCGAGACCGAGACGATCGCCGCCGACCTGTACGAAGCGGTCGCAGCCGCCGGGTTCGCCCGCATGTCCGACGCGTTCGGGATCGCCCTCGACATCGACACCGGCACCGTCCAGGCGTTCATCCAGGGTCGAGCGAACCAGCTGGCCGGCCAGGTCACCGACACCACCTACGCCGCGATCCGGGACGTGCTCGCCGAAGGCGTCCAGACCGGGCAGACCATCGACGAGATCGCCGACGGGATCCGCCACGTGTTCGACATCGCCTCCGACACCCGGGCCGTGACGATCGCCCGTACCGAGGTGATCTCCGCGTACAACGGCGCGTCCCAGCTGGGCGCCACCGAGCTCGGCGGCGACGTGGTCGCCGGCCAGGAATGGATCGCCACCCGTGACGGCCGGACCCGGCCGGGGCACGCTGACGCCGACGGGCAGACCGTCCCGATCGGGCAGCCGTTCGACGTCGACGGCGAACCGCTCGTGTACCCCGGTGACCCCGGCGGTTCACCCGAGAACACCGTTCAGTGTCGGTGCACCGTCGGGTTCCTGACCCCGGACGAGATGGCCGACCGGGCCGCCGTGTCGGAGCACACCCGGGTCCCGATCGAGGTGGCCCGAGCCCTCGTGACGGTGACAGCGGGGGGCACGTTCGACGAGCTCGGTGTCCGCCGGGCACTACAGGAGGCCGCAGCATGAGCCGCGAGTACCGCACCATCCGCAACGCCGGCATCCGGGCGATCGACGCCACCGGCGACGGCGCCCCCGGCGTCACCCTGCAGGCGATCACCCCGAACATCGTCGACGACTACGGGTCCGTGTTCACCCCCGACTGCTTCGACCGGTCCCTCGAGGAACGGGGCCCGGTGCTGTGCTGGGCGCACAACTGGGCCGACCCGATCGGGCACCCCGTCAGATACGACACGGGCGACAGCGGGCCGACGGTGTCGTTCGAGTACGACGACTTCGACGCTGTGCCCCGCGCCAAGCAGGCGAACGCCCAGGTGCGATCGGGGACGATCCAGGACTGCTCGGTCGGGTTCTCGAACACGAAGCGCCGCGACCCCACCGACGACGAGCTGGTGATGTGGCCGGGCTGCCGGGAGGTCATCTTCGAGGCCGACCTCGACGAGGTGTCGCTCGTGCTGCGCGGGGCGGTGCCGGGGGCGAAGGTGGTGGCGTACCGGTCCGGGGAGCGGGCGGTCACCGTCCCGATCGACGCGGTCACGGAGCTGGCCCGCAAGGTGAACGCCGGTGAGCTCACCGAGGAGGACGCCCTCACGGCGCTCGACCTCCTGGGTGTCGACGACGACCAGGGCGACGACGACGAGGGCGCCGACGGCGGCGGGGCGGCGGGTGCCCTGGCGGACGCGGCGCTCGACGAGCTCGAGGCCGCAGCTGACGCCGCGCTCGACGGACGCACCCGATGCCTGGGGCGGCTCCGGTGACCCGCATCACCGTCGCCGACACCATCCTCAAGGCCGGCGAACCGTGGGGGCACACCCCCGTCCGGTTCGAGCTCGTCGACAGCGCCGGCGACCCCGTCTCCCCCGCCTACGTCACCGACACCGGCGTCCTCGTCGAACCGTTCACGACGGCCACCGACGCCGACGGCACGTTCACCGTGCAGCTCGACCCGACCGACGCGATCGCCCCGACCGGCTGCTTCTACGGGGTCACCGTCGGGGATGTTGGCCCGATCGTGATCCGTGGCGACCAGGGCGACGGGTCGCTGCGGTCGCTGCGGGCGTCGACGCCGACGGTGCTCGGGTCGACGGCGACCCTCGACGGGCTCGCTGACGTCGACATCACGGGCCGGGTCGACGGGTCGGTGGTCGAGTGGGACACCACCTCGTCGACGTGGATCATGGGGACCGGCGGCGGTGGCGGGGGCGCCCCGTCGGGCCCCGCGGGCGGGGTCCTGTCTGGCACCTACCCGAACCCGACGCTGGGCACGACCGGCGTGTCCGCCGCCACCTACGGGTCGACGACGACGGTCCCGCAGATCGCGGTCGACGCCACGGGCCGGATCACGTCGGCGTCGAACCAGACGATTCCGTCGGGTGCGGCTGCGGCCACCCCGTCGCTGCGGGCGCTCGGCACCGGCGCCACCGAGGCCGCCGCCGGCAACGACTCGCGCCTGTCGGACACGCGAACCCCGACCGACGGCACCGTCACCAACGCGAAGGTCGCCTCCAACGCCGCGATCGACCTGTCCAAGCTCGCCCAGCCCGCCAACGCCGCTGTCACGATGACGGCCTGGTCCCTGTTCGCCTGAAGGAGCCCTCATGGCATCAACCCCGAACCTCCCCTCGACGCCTCGGCTCGGCTACGGCGCCCTGTCGGCGGCGAACACGAACCGGGACGGGACCGGCACCATCGTCGACCTCGTGACCGGTGTCACTGCCGGGACCCGGATCGACCGGGTGGTGATCGAAGCGACCGCCACCACCACCGCCGGCGTCGTCCGCCTGTTCCTCTACGACGGCACCTCGTACCGGCTGTTCTACGAGCAGTTGGTGGCAGCGGTGACACCATCCACGTCGATCGCTGCGGCCCGCTACGAGGTCGGATTCACCGACCTTGTGCTGCCGTCGTCGTCATGGAAGCTGGCGGCATCGACGCACAACGCCGAGACGTTCGCGGTGTTCGCCCACGGCGCGGACTACACCTGATGCACGGCCACCCGCTCCACCGGGGCTCGATGCTGCCGCTCGCAGGGATCGCCCCCGTCGCCGCCGCGGGCGGGCTGGAGCGCGTCGTCCGGGTCGCTGGTGTCGGCGCGTGCCGCATCCACCCGGCGAACGGCAACGCGTTCGTCGTCGACCTTCGGGCCAACACGACGTTGACCATCGCTCCCGCCGCGGACGCGGCCGGGGTCATGTCGTTGACGCTGGTGTTGGTGCAGGACGCCACCGGGTCCCGCACCGTCACCTGGCCGGCGTCGGTCGACTGGGGGACGACGGGGGCGCCGACGTTGACGACGACGGCATCGAAGGCCGACGTCGTGACGCTCATGTCGGTCAACGGCGGCAAGACGTGGATGGGCTTCCTGTCGGCCAAGGGGTTCGCGGCGCCATGATCGGCACCGCGCTGCGGCGCACCGGGTCGGGGTTCAACCCGCTCACTGCGATCCCTTGGCGTGCTGCCTGGTGGGCAGGTGATCCCGGCTGGGCCAACCCGGGAGACGGCAACCTCGTCACAACCTGGACCGACGGCACCGGCAACGGCCGCAACCTCACCTCATCCGCGAAGCCGACCTATCGGTCGTCGGTATCCGCCCTCAACAACCAGCCCGCCGTCGACTTCACCGCATCCAACAAGACCATGACCATCACCGACTCGCTGACCGGCGGATTCTCCATCGTGCTCGTCGCCGTCTACACGACCGTGACGGGCGGCAACCGGTACGGATTCGGCAACTTCAGCGACGGATTCATGTTCGGCTACGAGGGCACCCTCAACACCTGGCGGCTCTACAACGGCATCAACACGGCAGGGGTCCCCCCCGACACCTCGGCGCACTTCTTCGCCGGCTACATCAACAGCGGCTCATCCAAGTTCATCGTCAACAGCACCTCCGTCACCGGGTCACTTCCCACGTCGTCCTACACGGCGCTCAGCATCAACCCGTTCTTCGGGAGCTTCCTCGGCTACGTCTCCTGGGCATCGGTGATCGCCGGAGACGTGACCACGAATGGTCAGTGGTCGACGTTCAAGTCCTGGGTCAACTCAACCTATGGGGTGACGACATGACCACCTATGTCCGACTCATCGACGCCAACACGATCCAGCAGGCACCCCCGACATGGACGTGGCCGGACGGGTCGACCACGTCGAACTTCCCGCAGTCCGACCCCGCCACCCTCGCCGCCGCTGGGTTCCTCCCGTACGTCGACGGTGCTCAGCCAACCCCTGACGCCACCACCATCGTCGGACCGCCGACCTACAGCACCGACGGGACGAAGGTCACCAGCACCTACGCGCTCGCCCCGAAGCCAGTCGCACAGCAGAACCAGGAAGCGCTCAACACGAAGGTCGACGCCGGCCTCGCTGCGCTCGCCGCGTTCCAGACCGCCAACGCCACCGCCCGCAGCCAGCTCGCCACCGCGAAGGCCGCAGCCACCGCGAAGTCGACCGGGGCGACCGTGACGACGTTCCCGCAGGCACAAGCCGAGGTTCGAGCCATCTACGCGTCGGTCGTCACCGCGCTCGGCCAGCTCGACGCCGCGTTGGCTGCGCTCGACACCGCGTCCCGCGCCACCGCGACGGCGCTGCGGCTCACCGCCGGCCGCACCGACAGCACCGCCGCCACCTGATCCGGTCCCTTCACAGGTGATCACCGATGTGGTATCACCGTAGGTGATGCCGAACGATGCCCCGCTCGTGCGGGTGTTCAATGCTGATCTCGGTGGCTGTGGTCACTACCGCCTGATCTGGCCAGCGCAGGCCGCCGCCGCAGCTGGCGGCAACGTCCACATCGGCGGCCCCCTCCGCGAGGTCCGCCAGAAACGCGTCGAAGACGGCCGGATCGTCGACGAACGCCTCGACGTCGAAACCGACGCCGACGTCGTCGTCTACCAGCGGCTCATCGACCGCGACGTCGTCGACACCATCCCCCACCTCCAAGCGAACGGGGTCGCCGTGGTCGTGGACATCGACGACGACCTCGACGCCCTCCCGAAGGGCCACCCGTACCGGGCCGCCACCTCACCGACCCGGGAACGCCGCCGATACCCCGACGGCACCATCGACGACCCCGACCGCAAAAACCGGCTATGGCTCCGCGAAGCCTGCCGGCAAGCGGACCTCGTCACCGTGTCCACACCGGCGCTCGCCGAACGCTACGGCCGCCACGGCCGCGTCGCCGTCCTCCCCAACTGCATCCCCACCAGCTACCTCGACATCGACCCCCCCGCCCACGACGGGGTGCGGGTCGGGTGGACCGGCAGCGTCGCCACCCACGTCGACGACCTCAAGGTCTGCGGCGGCGGGATCCGCGAAGCACTCCGCGCCACCGGCGCCGACATGTGGGTCGTCGGCACCGGCGTCGGCGTCCGCGACCAGCTGCGCCTCGTCGATGAGCCGCAGGCGACCGGCTGGGTCGACCTCGCCGACTACCCCGCCGTCTACGCCGGCCTCGACATCGCGATCGTCCCCCTGCAACCCAACGACTTCAACGAGGCCAAGTCGTGGCTCAAAGGGTTGGAGGCGGCGGCGGTGGGGGTCCCGTTCGTGGCGTCCCCGACCGCTCCGTACCGGGCGCTCGTCGACCAGGGCGCCGGCTGCCTCGCCGGCTCCCCCGACGAGTGGGCCCGCACCGTCACCC